AGCAAGAGAATTAGCAATCTGACCTAGCTCACTTTGCTCTGGACGAATAGGGCGAACCGCTTCCGCTGGTTGAGCTACTTTAGGGGTAGCAACCTGCACAACAGGAGCAGGTGCAGGAATATAGGCATTAGGTAGTCTGCCGACCTTAACACCATTACGATTTACAAGTTCAACGGCCATAAATTAGGTTGGTATTTGTAAAACTGACCTAGAGCTTCTTCGTTCTGGATTCATACCGCCACCATAATTTCGGTAATCTCTGTACGCTCCAACGACTTGCCCAGCGACACCAAGGCCAAAAGCTGTTGCACTTGGGTATGCAATCGGTTGTTTTGTAATTGGCCTATTCATTTCAGCCATATTAAACCCGCTTTGTAAACGATTTTGCATAAGTTGGTCTGTGTAAAAAGCATCTTTGTTCTGCCGTTCCCTTAAAATACCCTCTTGGTATCCTAATTCTTGCCTTGTGAAATCAGCAAGCAAAGCGTCAACTGACAATCCAGTAACACCTGCTTCTCCAGATTGAACCAATGAAGTAGCTTGAGCCTGTCTAGCTTGCATTGAAGCTTGTTGCCCTTGTCTTGCCAAAGCTTGCTGTTCCTGCAACTGACGAGTTCTAATTGCGTTGCTTTCAGCTTGGAGGCGTTCACCCTCTAGTTGAATAAGTCTGTTCTGATATTCCTGTTGCTGACGGATTGCATCGTTTTGTGCTTGTGCTTGTTGGTTTGCATAATCCATCTGCGATTGGTATTGAGCGTACTGAGACGCTACTCCAATGGCTAAACTGGCTACTGCAAATCCGATGCTTACTGGTTCACACATTGTTTTTAATCTTTACAAATTCGTAAAATGTTTCTCCGTTCTTGCCAAAGTTCTCCAATCTGTTAATTATTGAAAAGCCCAGCCACCGCAACCACTTAATGTGCAGGGTGTTCTTTTCGTGTATAAAGTTAAATAGAATAGGCTTTAATTCAAGAAAATAGTTTACCCACTCTTTAGAAGCCTTTAAAAAGGTTGTTTTGATGCGTAAAACCTTGTCAGTACCCATCATCCATATAACACCCACATCTTTTTGAGGGCAGACACCAAAGATGGCAATAGGCTCTCCATATAGACAGATTGTGTAACAGGGGTTACTAGCCCATACGCTATGCATTAAAGAGACATCTGGAGCAGAGCCAGAATTAGCCTGTAATTCAATTAAATCAGCTTTACGAAGCCTTGAAGAAATGTATTTAGCATCGGACATCCTTGTTTTTCGGACAACTGCTCCATTTGGATAACTAGCCAATACGCTTTGATCTTGCACTATATAAAGCCTCCCACTCTAAACTTAACAAAGAACAGGGGTAAGGAGTTTCGTTCAAAACACTAATCTTAACTTCATCTGACTTACAGAATACAGGAAACTTAAATGCTCCATCTTCCATATGCATATAATCTAAATTTGTCGGCCCGATTCCTAAATAATCTGGAACAAAATTATAAAGATAGGTATAATTGTAAGTATCCCTATATTTTGGGGTAACTAAAACTTGAAAGAACCTACTATTGTCATAAAGCATTATGCCGTTCTTGATTTGTAATCTTCCATCCCCAACAACAGATTGACCCTTACCAGCAACAGATCGCAGTACAGGACGGCTTATTTCGTAAACCATTGGATAAGGCAACCCAATAAATCCACCAGTTATAGTTGATTGAGGTGCTTTTATCAAAAGCTGGTTGTTTGCACATTTACCGATTGAGCCAGCAACAGGAGCAGTTACGGCATTTGAAGTATTATATATTGCATAATAAGTGTTGTAAGTTACCCCGTTTGAAGCCACAAACTGAAAAGGGGCTTTATTATACATAATACCCGTTGTACCAAAATTAAGAGTATTAAATGCTTGGTAACTAGGGTAGATAATTCCGCTTAGTGTGGGGGAGGTTGCACCTCTTGATATAGTTATTGTGGTATTTGTGGCTGAATGAAAAGAAATTTTAAAATAATAAGTTTTTTCTTCTGCCCCTCCTTTTAATTCATAAGGGCTTATAGAAGAAAATACAGAAGAACCAGCTACTACCGCTGTTCCTAAAGAAGTATAATCAACATTATTTGGGCTTATTAGGATAGTAGCAGTTGCTAAATTGTTTCCACTACCGAATATTAAATTTTGAAAACCTGTTAAATAGAAATTTTTGTATTTTCCCAATGTAATAGAAAATTGAAGTATCTGGTTGTTTGTAAGAGACAAAGCCGATGTTGTTCCTAAGCTATTAACCCCTGTTAGGGTATAAACAAAATTCCCAGCAGACGCAAAAGTAAAACCAGAGCCTATTATAAATTTATTTAATTTTAAATCAAAAGCCGAAAGAAATGACCCATAGCTTTTTTCAGAAGTTTCAAAACCTGTTGTTAAACTAAAAGGTAGCTCATAGCTATCGGTTGTTGTAGTTGTTTTTAAACTAGAGTTTGCAATAGGCTGAAAAGTAGTGTTGTTTAGGGTAACTAAAGAAAACAACCCATCGTTATTAGATATAGAAGAATTGTATGTAATATTAGATATTTTAGAATCCAGCAATACTTGAATATTTGGCGTTGCAATAACATCTTTTGTATTTGAATTTAAATCCATATACAAAAAATGTATTTTATTATCGCTTGCAAAAACTCCTGTTTTTTCAATAACAAAATAGATTTTATCTTTATCTATATAACTTAATTTAACATTGTTGTTTACGCCAAAAGACCACTTTGACCAAGATGATTGTATTTTTTCATCTCCAGAATAGAAAAATTTATAGACCCCTAATTCGTGTTTGGTTGTTGTGCTAGAGCAGAGAAGAATAGAAGAAATATCTGAGCCAGAAAATTGCCCAACACTTCCGTTTAAATAGCTTGGAATATTTGCAGTAATATCAACACCATCTAACAAAATTGTATTAGGATTAATAAAATACTCTTGAACGCTTGAAAAAGCCCCTTTATTAACAGAAAAATAAATTTTATTTCCAATAGCTATTGGTTCTGAATTTACATCCACATTAAATGAAGTGCTTTGTTGAAGAGAAACTGATTTAGATGTTAATTCTCCATCAGATTGTAAAGAAAATTGTAATCCGTTAGCAAATAATACAACCCTGTCGTAGAATGGTACTGCGTGATAAATTGTTCCTATTTCTGCCGTTGAAGATGAAATGTCTATTGGGTCAGAATCTAAAACTTGAGCCGTTGTTTCTTTAAAGAAATTAAAGAACTTTCCCGCTTGGCTTAAAATTACTGCTTCCCCAGCAAGCAAGCCTAATCTGTTCTTAAAAAAGAATAAATTTGTAATACTTTTGCCAATAAAAGAAGGATTTGCATTAGATTCTATATCCCCAGCGTCCCGACTCCCCCAAAAAGGAGCAGTATAAGCTTTTGTTCCGCTTGGGCTTAAATTGTAAGTGGAAGTTGCTCCATTAATAGGCGTAAATAGAAAATTATTTGCATCTAGTTTTACTAGAGCGTGGGGCATTGTTGCGGGGTCGATTTGGTATTGTATTCCACCTGCTCTCGTTTCTTCCCATTGACCTTCATTTATAGAAAATATTCCTAAAGGAGTAGAAGCACTTCCTCCATTTAAAAATTCTCCTACATAGTTACTTTTGTGTTTAACATAATATTCGTCGCCATCGGCTTCGGGTAAACCAGAAATTTTAGCTAAAAACCCTTCGGGAGCTATTGTAGGTAAATCTGTAAAATTTTGAACATTGTCTTTAACAGCGTTAAAAATAGTTCCAGCATATCCGTCATCTACAATAATTTTAAAATCGTTAGTAGGGCTTTGAATATATACATTTGTACCAGCAACAGAAATTTGACCTGCTGTTCCAAACCCTCCTACAATCCCAGCGTTTAATTTAGAAGATATGTCAATCGCTATTGTTGACGGAACACCGCCTGTTGGGGAGTTTACATTCGGGTCGTTGTCGCTGTTCCAAGCGTCGCTATCTCCACTAGCTTGAGCATAAAGTGTGCCATTTGTTCCAACAACCTTTACAGACCAAGAAATAGTTCCGCTAGGGTTTTGTCTTTTATTTCCAGTATATCCAGTTTTAACTACAATCATTCCTTGATAAACTTGAGTTCCGTTAATTCCAGCAGTAGCTCTCGGAGAGAGGGCGTTAGACATAGCAGTTGTTTTTGCACTATTTAAAAAGAAAGTGTAATCTGCAATAGATAGTGTTTTAATTGAAGAACCTAAAACTTCAGTAGTAATTCCAGACAAATAAGAATTTATTCCCGCTTGACTATTTCCTGCGTATATTACATTTTTTTCGTTTCCTTGTAGATCAAAGATTTTAATAGACTTATCGTTAGTTGTGGAGTTATGAAAAACAATTCCTATGTAATCCGTAAGCTCTGATGTTGTAATTTTAAAATATTTTAAAGGAGTAAGCTTGGGATAAACCGAAACACCTGTTGCACCATAAGGGAAAGTTGCTCCAGCATCGGGAATGTTATAACCTATTTCTTTTAAAAAATAAGTTGATGGTCTTTTAATTAAGCCGTCAACAACGCTAGAAACTGCGTTAATTTGCTCAACAGCTTGTGTAGTAAGTTTAAAAGAATCTGCTTGCTGTGATACACCAGAAATAAGATTAGGAACGCTTGTCCTAATTAGGTTTTGAGTTGCCCCTTTTACACTAGCAACAGCCATAACTTAAACCAAATAGCGTCTGTGAGCTATTACTTTAGCTACATCGTAATTGTTAAATATGTTATGATCTGCTGTTTCATCCTCTGAATCATTAAGAGCCATAAAAGCAGTTGTTTCTTCTTCTGCACTAAAAGCTGAACCTGTTGCATCTCCAATCATTCTCTGTTGAAAAAGTCTAGCCGACCTAACAACAATATAATACCTTGCTTGTTCTGGAAGGTCTGTAAAAGGTAGCAAATACACTACTTCGCCTTTTAAATCAGCAGTAAAAGTAAATGTTTTATTCTTTTTATCCCAAAGCTTATTACCTCTTTGGACTACTTCTACACTAGGATATTCTGTCCTGCTGACATCTGCACGAACTACATTAGCTGATAGTACAATTTGATTAGACCCGTTACGAGTCAAAGGAACATCTTTTTCGGTATTCCAATTCCAGCCTTTGATTTGAGTAGCCCTATCGACTTCTTGCAAAATAAGCTGGGCAATACGGGTATCCGCTGTGCTTGCACTAATGCTGTTTACAGGAGACTCACCAATCGTAGTGAGCATCGTGTTTATTGCGTCTAGTTCGGTGGAGGCAATTACTGGCATACAGGTAATCTAGACAAAAAAGAGGCCACCAGCCAAGCCTAAATTTGCTTCACATAACCAAAGGGAAACACAAGAACCTTTGGAAAGGAGGGTAAAGCAACAGGCTTGACTGATGACCCCTTAAATACCTTAT